GCCCGATCAATAATTGCCAGCGTACTAGCCACTTGTTCTGCAGTGGCCTTGGCCACCGCATCAGCGAAACGAGCTTCCAGGGCCGCAGAATCTTTGACTTTTTTGGCTTCCTCTTCCTCTTTTTTGACCTCTTCTTCCTCGGTGGCGTTGTCAGTGCCTGCCTCGGGTGCTGGGTCTTCTGCGGGTGCCAGGGCCTTTTTTAGCTCCGCAACTTCTGCGGCCATGGCCTCCACCACTTTGATCAATTCGTCCAGGGTCATGGTGTTGTCTCCGTTGTTGGGTGAACGATCCAAAAACCGGCAGCCGCGACCGCAGCGACCGGCATCAACGACCGCTAGGTGGTGCGGTCGAATGTCCACTTGGCGAAAATCGTACTTGTCATCTTCGATGAGCCGGGCTTCATAACCCAGCGACAATTCCCGCTTGTCCGTGAGTGTGGCCAGAAAGTCCGACTGCACCTCCAGGGTATTCTTGATTGCGAGGTGCGACGCTTCGCCTTCGTCAAAATCAATAACGGCGGCAGATGTGACCTTGCCTACCGACTGGGGGACGGGCTGGCCGATATCCACATGGTCGTTGGTTAGGGGAATTCCTGCCATCAACGGTGCCACGGTTGCGATTTGTGCAGGTGAGCGATAGATGCGAAACGTTTTATCTGGTGGTTCTAGACCAAGTTCGTGTCCTAGATACTCCAGGACGCCATCACGTACTGATACGGCTGTTTTTCGCTCGACGTCGAAAGCTACTGCATCGAAAAAATGGCCGGAAATAATGGACTGTGCCATTTTGCCTCCCCTTGTCTTATATTAATACAGACTTGAAAAGTTCCTGTCAACATTATTTTTTCATTCTGGAATCACGGCGTAGGAATCACAGCGGCAATTGAAATCGAGGCCAGGGTAAAGATATTCGCCATCGACGCTGGAATAGCAGCCCTCATCGAGCCGGTATCGCTTGCCGTCACGGTCAGCGTGGCTTGGTCGGACGGTGTCATCTCCGGAGGTGGACCAAATCGCCTCCTCGAGGCCCAGGTGTTGTTGACGGATTTTATTTGCCAGACCGTTGAAATTGCCGATCTGGTTTCGGGCCAAAGTTGACGCATTGCGCAACCGCTTGGCCTCGAGGACGGAATAAGTCGTCTCGATATAGGCCAGGTCCCGGCCCTCGGCCATCAGGTGCAGGGTATGCTCCAGGGACTCCTGAAGGGCCTTGTCACGGAGTGATTGAATCCACATTACCGTCTCGTTGATCAGGGCGTTGATCTCCCAGGTGGCACCGTCGGCCTTTATCAGATTCTTGGTGTCGATACCCAGGACCGGGGAAACAGCCCGGTAAAACGTGGCCTTGTTGTACAGGTCGGCCTTTTGCAGGATTTCGGCGACCGTTTCTTGGATTCGCTCGTCTGATAACTGAGCTAGGATTCGCCGCTTGACCTTGGCCGCTTTTTTTTGCGCCTCGACTGCCCAATTATCGTCGGTGAGGGTCAACATTTTTGCGGCGGCCTCGGAGTCGGCAAATTTGGCAATCTCGGATTTGGTCAGGGAAAACACGTTATTTCGCCAGCGATTGAACACCTGCCGGACGATAAATTCGCAGAACCGGACAAGGGCCGCTTCCTGGGCCTTCGGGGGTGCTGGCATACGTACCAGTTTTTCACCCCGGTTAAGTTTCGGTCGTTTTTTCGCCATCGTCGAACCCCGGGAATTCAGCGTCTAAATCCTCTTCCTGCAAGATCGTCTTGTCCACCAAATAGCGGCGGTGGTCTTCACCCATGTTGAATAGTTTTCCGGCGTTATCGAGAACCCTCCCCTCATATTCGATCTGCTGGGCCGGTGTGCCTTCCTTGGTCTTGGGAAACTCGGCCGGTGGTTGGCCCAGGATCGCCAACAGTTCGTTGATCGGGGCAATAAGGAAGGACTTGGTGCGATTAAATGTCCGTTGTAGTGTGTTTTGTTCCTGCGTTCCGGCGGAATTCAGGCCCTCGACAGCCTGACCAACCAGCATTGGCACCGGGATACCCGTGACCATTGCCAATCGTTGCAGGGTCAATCGGGACACATCGGCAACGTCGGACAGCGTTTGAGACACGGACACGACGTCATCTTCACTGTCAATTATCCCGTCACCGTATATCGAGCGGAGGTCTGCCAGGGCCGAGTAGTATCTGATCAGGTCCCTATCTCGGTTGGCCGCCAGGGCCTCCTTGAACCCCTTGATTTTGTGGAAGATTGTTGAATTTTTTTCGATTATCGCAGAACCGGCCCGTTGGACGATTTGGTCATTGACGATTTCGTTACGGATTAGTTCGAGTTCCGAAATTCCGCCGAAATTATACACCTGGGCTTCGCTGCTTGGAGGTTCGACGTAGCGAAAGTCCACCAAGTGCGACCAGTGGATTACCTGATTCCGGACTCGGTACGTTGTCGGTAGGTCGAATCGTTCATCAAACAGGTCGTCCACCGGGTCACTGGCCGTTACGTCGGAACCGGGGAAAACGACCAAACGGACCTTGTCGGGATTGACTTTACCCTGTCGAGGCTTGGTCAGGTCAACCCCAGGCTGCGCTACCAGTACAACTGCCCGACCGTAGCCCAGCATGTAGCGGCATGCCTCCCGGACTAAGGCATCGAGCCGGTCGAGGTAAAACTTTTCCGCCGTGTCAGACTCGAAGGCCAATGTATCGTCCAAGGCCCCGGTCGTTTTGACGTCGATTATTTGCTGGCAGACACCCAGTTTGTTCAGTTGCTGTAGCTCGGAATTTGATACACGCGGGGCATTGACGATATTGGTAGCAATCCCAGAACGCCGCTGGGCAAGTTGGTTTCTGACGTTGATTAGGCCGTCGTTGAAAGCGCTCATAACAACTCCCTGTAGTCCCACGTTTTCCCCAATTCATTATACGCCCTGGAGCACGCATCGACAATATCGTCATGTTTGCCGAAGGGAAAATTCCGCAATTCATCAAGTAGGACCTCGTTCCAGGAGGCCCGGAGCATTCTCACGTTACCGACGTTGACCTGGGCGGCGAACGGTTCTGCCCGGGTGGCCTTGTCGCCGGTCTCGCGGCTGAACGAAAACGAAAGGCCCTGCAATTTTTTGGATAGGTAGTTCATCTGCGCGACGCCGGCTTGGCCGGGGTCCTGGGGTATCGACTGTCGGCAACCGTCAAGCTGGGCGGTCTGCACTATCAACCGCTCGACATCCTCCGGCCCTCCCTGGATGCGCTGTAGGTCGACAATGTATGTCACTCCGTCCTTGACCCCTAACTTGGCCCCGACGGTCCAGTCGCCGTCTTTCCGGGTGGCGGCCAAATCCCAACCCCTAACCCAGGTTATCCCGTGCGGCAGGGCGTGGACAATTTCGATGTTTTGCGGCTTGAACATATTGCCATCCTCGACTACCGGCCGCTGTTGGTACAGGCTAGCCCAGGATGCGGCCCCTCGTTCGGCCTGGCGTTCCAGTAAAAAATCAAGCGGCTTGAATTCTGGAAACAAAGCTTCACCGGCCCGGCGGTATTCATCGTCGGCCTCAGCGATTGCCGGGAATTGGATCAAGGTCACATCGTCACGATTGGCCAGTAACCGCCCTGCCGGGTCGTCAACGTGCCAGCGGGTCATTACCAGCAACAGACCAGCTTTGTCGGAGAATCGGGAAAAAACGTCGTCCATCAGCCAGTCCCAGGTCTTGTTGCGGATCGTCTCGGACTGCGCCTCGGCCCGGCCCTTGATGGGGTCGTCGATTATTCCGATGTCGAGCGATTCCCCAGTAATCGGCCCTCCAACTGTGGTATTGCGAAAATAGCCCCCCTGGTCAACGTACTCCAATAGCTCACTGTTGCGGCGGTGTTGGCTGGACACTGTGGCGATATTTGACTGGTTTATTCTGGTCTTGGGGAAGGCTAGTTGATAGCGCTCACTGTCAAATATCCGTTGTAGGGCCAAGTTGGTGCGGACCCCCAGGCGGTCGGAAAACGAGGCGAAAATAACCTTTTTTGACGGGTCCTGACCGGCAATCCAGGCCACGGCGTCGGTAATTGCCGAGGATTTGCCGTGCTGGGGCGGTGTGCAGATGATATAGATCGGTCGTTTTCCGGCTTGCAGGTCGTTCCAGAATTGTTGGATCTTGCCGGATAAAACACGGGGGAACCAGCCGGGAATCAGGTTGGGATGTTGGAATTGGCGAAAGTCCCACAGGTTCCGTTGGCTGGCACGGATTTTGGCCTCTTCAGCAATGTCGACATTTTCCCAACTCATAATCCTATATCGGCCCGCTTGAGGCCGCGCCTGGCAAGCTCTTCGTCCAGTTCCTCGTCGGTTAAGTCCTCGAACGGGCGGCGCTTGTTCGGGGACATCGAGCCGTCGCTGGACGTTATATCGACTTTTCGGGCTGGTTCAAGTCCGAATTGTCTGTCTAGTGATTCACTGGCCTGGAGGATGGCCCGGCTATCACCTTTGTCGATGCCGATTTTCAACGCTTGGCGCTTGGTTTTTATCGACAACTCCAGGGACCATAGAGCAGCGATGGCGGCGGATTCTTGGAGGTCCTTTTCGAGTTCCTTTATTCTGGGGGAAATCTTAGGGTCGTTTGCGAGGCGGGAAGCTTCGGTGTTGATAGATGGATCACTCATATTTTCTACGTCATA